ATCTTGATATTGGTTTAGAATAGTTTCAGTTGCTTCTGTTCCAGAATCTTCCTTTGTGTGTATTTGTGTGGGTTCTCTTCAGAATAAATCCATTATCTCTGCATATCTGCGCCACTCTTCTGGAATTCCCTGTGTGTCGTTGTGATACTGGCAGCTGAATCCATTCCATTATTTCATCTGTGGTGGCCCCAGGTGCCCCAAATTTGATTCTGTGGTCTATGCAGGCTGCTACACCCCAGGCCCAAGGGTCATCCACCAGAAAGGATTCCTGATAGGTACTCAACATCTGTTCTTCATTTGGCAACAGGTGCCATTCTTTTCCTGATTTGTACAAATGGACCGCTTCAGCCCATAGCTGATTTCTGTTTTCAATAATCCAGTTCAAATCCACCTTGTCAGTGATTTTGAATATCCAGAATCTACGCTCCCAGCCATCATCCAGGATTTGATAATCATTTGAAGTTCCAAAGAAGCAGATTCTTCTTGGCTTATAGACCAGGTCTTTGTCATACACAATTCTGTATCTGTCTTTCTCTGTTGTCAGGAATGATTTGATTTTATTGGCATGTTTCCCCTGGAAGTCTGCTAGCTCTGCCATTTCCTGAAGCCATACCCCTGTTTGGTGGATATGTTCTAAGGCTGATTTATCTCCAATCTTGATATTGGTTCTATCAAACCATTCCACCTGTGGAGAAACTAACTTGATACACATAGATTTCCCAACACCCTTATCTCCAATGAAGATGGGCATGCTGTGCATTTCACACCCAGGTTCAAAGATTCTGGCAACAGGGCCAATGAACATCTTGGTGCTCATAACTTCAATCAATGCTTTATTGTCAGCTGTTGTTTCTGCTTTCAGAATATCAGTGGCATAGGTGGCAAGTCTTTCCACCCCATCCCATTTCAGGCCTTCCAGATAATCCTTGATTGGATGAATCTGATTGTGGAATCCAACTCTGAATAAGGATGCTCTAAGCATTGTGTCATTCACTTCCAGCCTATATCTTTCTTCCAGGTCCAAAGCTATATCTTCCCATTCTGATTTATCAATGGGTTTCCCATCCATCAGAAGGGTTGTGGAATGGTCGTGATATTGTACTGTGGAATATTTGGAATCATTTTCAAAGATGATGGCAAGATTCTTTCTGTTTCCTCTGGGTCTAACCACATTCTTTAGGGTTCTTTGGTCCTCTTTATACACTGCTCTGGGCTTATCCAGCATTTCCCATACTTGTGGGTCGGCTCCTGGTGGCTTTGGGTCCTCTCTTAGTGTGACAACGTGGCCTAACTCTTCACCTAGTTTAGCCATGAGTTCTAGTTTTTGTTCTTCTGTTAGTTTTTTGGTTTCTGGCATTGGTCTTTATCCTGTTTGTTTGGTTGTTTTGGTTGTTTGGGTTGGGGTTGGGTTTCAGAAGGGAAGGGGCACTGGCAGCCTATCCAGTTGCATTCTTCACAATAATAGGCTTCTTCATATCTTGCTTTGGATGCTTCTTCAAAAGATGGGGTCATTTTTCCAGCTCCTTGGTGATGGCCTTGGCATGTTCTCTCCAATCAATCTTATCCAATCTTTGAAGGCCCTGGGCTATCAGTCTGATAGTTTTTCTCATTGGCTCAAATTTCCCATTGAGAAGTTTATTGAAATGGGAATGGTCCAGGCCAATAATCTGGGAAAACTCTCTTCTGGAAATGAAGTTTTCTTTCAGTCTTTGTTTAATATAGTTCATAATAAATCTATCAATGTACCCCACCAACCACATGAGTTTTTGTGATTGCATTGGGGAAATTTCATTGTATTTCCTAAATATAAATCAATGGAGAAATACACTGATTTCTCCCCACATTGAGGACAAAGAATGTATCGAGCAGTATTTCCAACCATCTTTCCGCCAACTTGATAGCAAATCTTTGCTCGGAAATCAGCATCCAGTTCCAGTTCTGAAAGCAAAATGGGACCATTTCTCCTTGAAACGGGCTTTGGTTGCTTTGGCTTTGGTTGCTGTTTGGGGATACTCTGCCAATCCAAATTAAGCAAAGGACCATAAGAATAATCAGATTGAAAATAGTTTCCTGGATGAAGTGGGTCATCTCCTTCCAGGCTGCTACTGGGAACAGCATAACGGAAATAGATTCTTGCAACATCTTTAATGGCCTTCTGGTCTGGTTCCCCAATACCAACAACTTCCTTCCAAAGATTCATAGCCCAGATTGAAGCCCGGCCCCATTCAGCAGCTGGAACAGGTTTTTCCAATGGAAGGATAATTCTGTATTTGTGGAAGTGTGGTTTGTGGCTGAAAGAAGTATGGGCCAAAACTGTCCATTTGGAGAACAATTTCCAAGTATCATAGAGAGTTTTCCCATCATCCAAATCAAACACCAGGAAACCAACTTCAAGAGCATTGGTGCTCGATCTCGTACCTAGAAAGACCGTAGGGCTCCAAAGAGGAATATGGTGCTTCTTTTCAGCACCTTTGACCGATTCTGACAAAAGGCCTTTTCTGATTGTGTCTATGTTTGATGTGAAAGTTGTTGGGTTGTTGTTTCTGATATGAGAAAATAGGCTTATAGTATTAGTCATTCTGAGTCATCCTCCAAAGTATATAATTGAAAACAAGTGTGGGGTTCTTCATATTTCCCGCAATAATAATCCTCGGCCTGGATAGATACCACCTGAGCATCATCAGTCCAAACATTCCACTTAGTCATAATATCCAGAACCATCTTCACCATGTTGTCAATATCTGGCTTTGTGGTTTTCAAGATTCTTCCATCATTGTCCTTCTTTCTTAACAATCTTTGTGGTCTTTTGGATACAAATATCATTTGAACTCTGATTGGCCCCTCCAATAGAAAAGGAGGTTCCCCCAGGGCTTCCAGGTGCATATTTTGATATTCTCTGTCTTGTGGTGCTGTGTATATTCTTCCGGTTCTGGTTCCTCTGGGTCTGCCTAGGCTTCTGGGCTGGCCTTGAAGGTGTCCTTGGTGTTGTAACTTCCACATGTTATTTTCTCTCCTTATTGATAACCTGGACCCATTCCATAAACTTGGCTTGTGGGTCATCCAGAATCAAAAGATTGGCTAGTCTATATAGGAAATGTACTGCTGGGTAAGTTTCCCCAGATACCCATTTGGAAACACTAACTTGTGATACACCAATGGAAGCCCCCACCACTCTGAAGGATAAATCAGCCTGTTTAATGGCTGATTCCAGAAGAACAGAGAAGGGAACATAACCTGTTTCTTTGTATTTGGTTCTGATATAGGTCTGTGCTTCTTTGATATCCTTGAAAGTGGAAGAAAGAATCATTCCTGTTTCAGTTTGGACAATGGCCTGGAAATATTGGATTCCAACAGATTCCCAGCTGGAAATAGCTCCAATTTCAAGATTATTTTCTAAGACTGGAAACATCATCATTTCAACACCTCTTTCTTTGCTTCTTCCCAAACTGCTAGAAATGCTTTGGATTCTGGATTCCAGGTGGAAGCCCATTGTCGTGTTTTTGTAATTCCATTGGCTTTGATACTTCTTCTAAGGCTTCGAATAGCCATTTTTTTGAATAGTGATTTGTGATTCATTTTGTACCTCACTTAACTTAATTGCAGCTGTTTAATTGTTTGTAAAGTTTCCCTAGGCTTCTGGCCTGGGCTATTATTTTGTCATTATGCAGGGCTATATAATCCTGGTTCTGGTTGAAATAGATTGAATATCCAGCCATTTCAATCTGTTCATCAATGAAATCTTTGCAGGCTTGAATGGAATTCAGATGGTTCTTATTCTGGAAGGGATTGGTGGCATTAATGGCCCAACCTTCAATAAGATAGATATATCCAGTTCCTAGAAACTTCTTCCCATAACAAACCATAGATTTCTTGGTTTCATAGCCTGAATCATAGATTTCATGTCCTCTATATCTCAACATTTTACACCTCTATAGTAAGTTCAAAGATTGGCAGATTAAAATTCCAAATCGAAGGGAAATTTGCATTGTTAGATATAGCCCCAGGATTATTAAGGATGCTCTTGTTAGTTCTTTCATTTTGTACCTCTTGGTTGTTAGTTAGATGGGCCTTTTCAAGACATGCCCAGGTCGGGAAATTGTTGATTATGCTTTGTAATGCCATTTGGCCCAACCGGAATAATCTGGTTCAGATTCTTCATCGAGTTGTTTCTGTTCATCTTCGGCCATCATTTGTTCAAATTCTGCTTCTTCTTCTTCAGTGGCATAGTATTTGTCTAGTTCAATGAAATCTTCTCGTGCATTAGACCAACCTAACCAAATATAATAGCCTTCTTCAGTATATTCAGCATAGTGGATATATCCTTTGAAATCACAGTATTCTTCAATTTCAGATTCATCATATCCCTCTTTCCATAGTTTTTTTCCAATGGCTTCCAGTTCTTTCATTTGTTCTCTTGTTACTTTCATTTTGTACCTCTTGGTTGTTATTATAAGTTTTGATAACTTATATTTACATTTATATATATTTCTTATTGACAAGGCAACATTTATTTATAAAAAATGTTATATTCTTTCATCGGCAACCCTCAAAGAGTCCCACATTATGAGAAAAGAAGAAAGATTGGCACGTGGTGAAAATAATTTTCAGAAATACATTATCCCAGCTGTGCAAAATGAATTTCCAGGTCATTGGCATAGCTGCAACGGTTCAGAAGCAGATATGAAACATGGCATTGATTATTTCTATACAGAAGGCCAATCCACCATATCCATCGCGGCCCGTGTTTGGATGGGGATTCCCAGGCAGCATTTTGCTGTCAGATGGAAAAGAGAATCAGACCTTGACAGACCGCTGGAAGTTGATTCCAGGCTGGATGCTTTGGCCTGTGGTGGTCCTATGTCCAATATCACAATGGAAGGCTTTGTGTATAAGAGAAGGGTCTGGGTAGCCTGGATTAACAGTCTGGTGCTCTGGAAGGTCATTGGGGAACATCTGGATGAATTGAATCATTTCCCCATAATGAATGAAGCAGATAAGACCTGGTTCAAACAGGTTCCTTTTGAATTGCTGGAAGGCCACATTCAGAAGAAGTTTATTTCACCTTTGCCTTGATTTCCACTACATCATTCTTGATAGACCGGACTTCTTGGCCCATTGCATTCAGTTCCACTGTCATATCTCGAACACTCTGCTGATACACATCCCTATCTTCCTGGTGTTGTTCAATCAGTCTGTCAAACTGGGATAGGTGCCTTTCTACCCACTTGGGAAGGTGCTGACCCACCCAACGGCCAATAACAAAGATGGCTATCAAACAAAGAGCCAAGGCCCCAACGGGACCAGTCAAAAGCTGAATCAAAACCTGTTCATTCATCATTGCATCCATTTTTTTACCCCTTGGGAAATAGCAACAGCTATCTGCATCATCCCATCATCTGATAATAATTCTTTGTGTGTATCCATAAAGATGGGTTCCAAACAGACAGCCACTGGCCTTCCTACCCCTTTGATAGTGTTCCAGGCATTTTTTGTCCAATCGGAAGAACTGGCTGCTATGGCTTTGAAGTTTCCAATTTGTTGGAAGTAATCGTGACAAGAATTGGAAATACACCCAGCCAATAATCTTCCCTGTGGGGATGCATGGTGATAGAAGAAACTTCCATAGTTTCC